AGAGGGGGGTCTTACGTTATAGTAATACGTTATAGTAATACGTTATATATTCATTGAGTGTTGCAGTGTTGCAGTGGAATCCGAGGGTATTAACCTTCCCTCTGTATGGATGGGCATTGCTGTTGTCATGGCAAATTCATTTGCGATTTAATATGTAGCTGTTATGCTTTTGAGATGGATACATTAACCATTGAGTTAGAAAGATTGCCATCTTGTCTCAGTAAAAACGGACGACGACGTTCTCACTGGAGAACTCAACGGGCGGCGACGGAGAAGCTGAAAGATGACGCAACATTTCTTGTGCTAAAGGCTATTTCTGAGGCTCCCAATCCCCTTGAAGAACCTTTTGATAAAGCAGATATCCATGTTCATCAATCTTGGTCAAATACGCCGTTGGATTATGATGGTCTTGCATCTGCCGTTGCACCCGTCATTGATGCGTTTACCATTACAGGGGTTATTTCCGACGATTCTCCAAGGATTATAAATTCGTATACGCTAACGGCTAATAAGGTTCCTAAACAGTCGCAGAATCTGGTACGGGTTACAGTGCGGCGGAGTGAGTCGGACGGGTAAACATAAAGGACGGTGCATATGAAAATTCGTGACAGGATTAAAGAACTGCGGCGGGTTAAAGCGGCTGATTTAATGCCTAATCCGAACAACTGGCGATTACATCCCGCCTCGCAAGAGAACGCCCTCCGCTCAGTCTTGGCAGATGTTGGCTTTGCGGATGCCGCCATAGCACGGGAAACAAAAGACGGCTTAATGTTGATTGACGGACATCTGCGGACAGAGGTCGCAAGTGATACAGAAATACCCGTCTTGATTGTCGACCTTGACGAGGATGAAGCTAATCGCTTGTTGGCAACGCTTGACCCGATTGCGACAATGGCAGAGGCAAATAGTGATATGTTGGAAAGCCTTATTGAAGGCTATAACTTTTCGGAAGACCTGTCGGATTTATTAACTGCCATTATTGACCGTCAGGAAATTCCAGAACCCCCTGCTGATTTTGATACATTTAATGACGATTTAGAAACGCAATACAAATGCCCCAAGTGTAGTTATGAATGGGGATAGGTGGGGACTGAGGGATGCGATTGTTATCCCTTTGCTGGAGCGATACGGGACGCATCCACAGGAGGAGAGGCAAGTATATATAGCGACCTCTGGCGGCGTTGATTCCTCGGCTCTGGCGGTGGCAGTCATGGAGACTGACGCTGAGCCGATTATTACATCGTTCACTCTGGATGATAGGGAATCAACTGACTTCCTTGGAGCGAGGAAATTGGCAGAACACTTTGGGTTAAAGTTTGTTCCCGTATTTGTACCGACTGATGAGGATGTGGTCGTTAAGTTAGTATTGGAGAATATGCAACGTTATAGGCTCCGCAAGAAGGCTGATATTGAGTGTCTATATCCAATTATTTATATGATTAAACACATTGCAGGAATGGGAGCTACTAATTTAATGATGGGTCATGGAGCCGATGGGCATTTTTGTTTATCCAAGAAGGGAATGATTCACTTCCGTCATAGTATTGAAACCCTACAAATGTATAGGCAACAGCATTATCAAACAGGTCCTTTAGGACAAAGGAAACTATATTATAAAATCTGCAACGATTTTAATATTCAATACCACGACCCATTTTGGAACAAAGAGATTTATGAAATCTTTTTTAATTGTTCATGGGAAGAAATAAATAAACCGAGACAGAAGGAGCCTTTGCGAGCGGCATTCCCAGAACTCGATTCCTTAAAAATAAGAAATCATACCAACTTACAACTTGGCGATTCGGGAATTGCCGATGTTGTTGGGAAGTCAATGCAGTTGAGATTTGCACCCAATAGTAAATCTCCTATCTCTGCTTACAATAATGCGGTAAGGAGGGGACTGGTTGAAGCCTGATTATGTAGTGCCAACGATGCTAGAGGTTAATGCGGTCGAGCCTCGATTTAATGCCATCTCAACTTTTAGTGGGGCTGGCGGCTCTTGTCTTGGCATGAGGATGGCGGGCTTTCGGGTACGGTGGGCATCTGAGTTTATTCCAATGGCGGCAGAGGTCTATCGGCTCAATCATCCTAATACCCCATTAGATGAAAGGGATATACGACAAGTTAGCGGCGGGGACATACTACGCTCTATCGGCGTTGAGGCGGGCAGTATCGACTTGCTTGAAGGTTCTCCTCCGTGTGCCTCATTCTCTATGAGCGGGAAACGGGATAAACGTTGGGGACAGGTCGTTAAGTATTCGGACACTCAACAGCGTGTGGATGACCTATTTTATGAGTTTGCCCGTTTGGTTAAGGAGATTCAGCCAAAGGTTTTTATTGCAGAGAATGTCTCAGGTTTAATTAGAGGAAGGGCAAAAGGATATTTCAAGGAAATATTTAAAGCCTTAGAGGACTGTGGATATGTAGTGTCATCTGCATTGCTTAATGCCCAATGGCTCGGAGTCCCACAATCTAGGGAGCGGATTTTCTTTCAGGGTGTACGGAAAGACCTTGGTAAAAAGCCAGTATTCCCAAAGCCGTTTAAGTATTGCTATGCCTTAAAGGACGTTCTGCCTTATGCCCGTAAGGTAATGGTCAGAAAAGATTATTGGCGTAATGCTGAACGAACCCCGCCAACTGTCGTTGCAAGTGGAGCAACGATTACGGAAACGGCTCAGATGGGAGGGGTCGGTATGTTGGAGGTAAATTTTCACGAGTATGCGATTGCAAAAGAATGGAAAAATTTAAAGCAGGGGGAAAAATCTAGCAAGTATTATAACTTGACTCGCCCTCATCTTGATAAGCCCTCTCCGACGGTTACTGCGGCTGGCGGTAATCTAGGGGCGGCGGCTGTTGTGCATCCAATAGAATTTCGGAAGTACACCATAGAGGAGTTGAAGTTAATACAATCATTCCCTGATGATTTTAAACTGACAGGAACTTTTCAACAGCAATGGGAGCGTCTTGGTAGAAGTGTCCCGCCGTTAATGATGCGAGAGATTGCCAGCACGATAGCAAAGGAGGTTCTAGGTGGTTGATATAGACACGGGCTATACGCCCGAAACATGGGCGTTTGACGAGGAGGTGACACGGGTCTTTGACGATATGTTGGGACGTTCGATTCCTAACTATGAGGGAATGAGAGATATAACAAACCGTTTAATCTCTCAAGTTCTTATGGAACACGGAGATTCAGAACCCTGTTCAGAACCCTGTGTCATAGTAGATATAGGTTCATCACGGGGCGAAACTATTGAAAGAATTGTGCGCAGGAATGATTTCAATACGAAAATCTCTCTGGATATATACGGACTTGAAATATCGGAGCCAATGGTTAAAGCCTCAACGGAAAGATTTGCCAGCAGAGATGACGACAGCTTTTCAAGAGTTACGATTCAGAGGCACGATTTGAGGACAGGAATTGGCGGTGAGCTAAATTCGGTTTCCATAGTCACAAGTATTTTAACCTTAATGTTTATTCCGACAGAGCATCGCCTGCGACTGTTAACCCATATCTATAACATCCTTCACGGTGCGGGGACATTCTTTTTGGTGGAAAAGATAACGGGAGCCAATCTGGTGTCAGATGAGAGGTATACGGGTGCCTATTATGAAATGAAGGCAGAACACGGTTATTCAGAGGATGATATTCAGAGAAAACGGTTATCCCTTGAGGGCGTTCTTGTGCCGTTTTCAGCTTCTGCTAATGAGCAGATGCTAAAGGATGCAGGATTTCGGAATGTCGAAACTATCTGGGCATGGGGAAACTTTCGTGGATGGATGGCTACCAAATGAGCAGAGAAATGTCTATTGAGGCTAACCATTGCGGTATTCATCCACCGTTTCTTGTAACGATAGTTGTTGAGTGTGAGAACGATTGGCAATATGAGATGATTGAAGGGGCGTTTGAGGGATATGTAACGTTTACCGATTGTACTGTTTGTGCCGCTGAATCAATCGGCTTAATCGTCGATGATTATGTGGGAATCTTTGTTGAGAAATTTCTACCCTTATTACCAATTGCTGAAAAGTTTTTAAGGTCTATCAAGATGAAAGAAATACCAAAGAGGCTGTCGTATGGCTAAACAAAATGGAGCAGAGATAGCACGTCAGCAAAGACGCTATCGAGTCCTACAGGCAAAGACCGCTGGCGCAACAGTACGGCAGATAGCCGAACAGGAAAACGTTTCCCCCGCACAGATTCAGAAGGACGTTCATAGAGTTTTGGGAGAACTCTCAAAAGAACACGTTGGCATGGCAGATAGCGTTCGTTCAATGCAGATGGAACGGTATAACCAGTTGTTGTTACGCTGGTATCAAGGAGCATTAAACCGAGATGCCGACGCAACTAATATCGTTTTAAAAATCATGGATAAAATCTCGCAAATCCACGGAATAATTCCTGATAAGGCAACGATTCAATTTCAACAAAACTCGTTTAATGTTAATGACCAGCCTGTAACTTTTGTTATTGAGAGTGCCAATGACAACGCAAACGATAATCAAATACCAGCGACCCAACCTGTACTTGAAACAGGAAGCGGCGATATTCAGCCCCAAGAGATACGCAGTAATCGAAGGGGCGACCAAGAGCGGTAAAACGGTTGCTTGTTTAAGTTGGATTATCGAACAGGCAATCAGGGGTCGTATGTCGCAAGCCTTCTGGTGGCTTGCTCCCGTTTACCCTCAAGCCCGCATAGCGTTTCGGCGTATGCGTAGAGGGTTGCCACAGGAGCTATTTACAGCGAATGAATCGGAGTTAGCTATTCGATTGGTTAACGGTGCTACCGTCGTATTTAAAAGCGGAGAGAAGCCCGACAACTTATATGGTGAAGATGTCTATGCTTGCGTAATTGATGAGGCGACCCGACTACGTGAAGAATCTTGGTACGCTATCCGCTCGACTATGACGGCGACTCGTGGACCAATGCGGATAATTGGTAACGTGAAGGGACGCAAGAACTGGGCTTATGTTCTTGCTCGTCGTGCGGAGATTGGAGATAAGGATTGGCACTATGCAAAGTTAACGGCTTATGATGCCGCTGAAGCGGGCGTGATTCAAGCAAGCGAAATCGAGCAAGCCAAGTCGATGCTTCCAGAACGGGTCTTCAAGGAACTGTATCTGGCAGAGCCGTCGGATGACGGCGGTAATCCGTTTGGTCAACAGTCGATTCTAGATTGCATTGCTCCCGTATCAAATAAGCCGCCCGTTGTTTTTGGGGTTGACCTCGCAAAATCTGTTGATTACACGGTCTGTATCGGACTAGACGTTAATGGATATGTTTGTGTTTTTGACCGCTTTCAATCGCCGTGGGAAGAAACGGTTAAACGTCTGGCAAGGCATATTGGATTTACTCCCGCCGTAGTTGATTCGACGGGAGTGGGCGACCCGATTGTTGAGAAGTTACAAAGAGATTTACCGAACGTTGAGGGCTTTCATTTCTCGGCAACGTCTAAGCAAAAACTGATGGAGGGATTAGCGTTGGCGATTCAGACTCAAGCGGTGCATTATCCAGAAGGGGCGATAGTGGCTGAACTCGACGCTTTTGCCTACGAGTACACAAGGACGGGAGTGCGGTACTCTGCTCCCGACGGATTACATGATGACTGCGTTATGGGTTTGGGATTAGCGGTTCACGGACAATCAAATGCCGCAGGGGATGGGGTCTGGTAATGGAGGACAAGGAACTGCGTTGTGCTGATTGCGGTAAACTCCTCGCAGAGAAGGCGGGGCGGGGAACTATTATTGTGTGTTCACGGTGTAAGAAAAGAAACGAAACATAAAGGAGGAGCAATGAAGAAGGTCGTTTTCGCTATTAGCTTAACTGCCGCAACTGTTGTGACGGCATACGCTGTTTATAAATACTATGAAGGATAATTTATGCGTGATATGTGAAGGGGAAATAGTCGCTAACAAGAATGGTTGGACGGGCGGTAATAATGCGATGCCCGTTGCCAGCGGCAAATGTTGCGACGATTGCAATACCATCGTAGTGTTAGCGGCTCGATTAAAACAGATTGGCTATTCAGACGAACAAACAAGTCTGAGACGGAGTTAAGCGTATTCGGGGCGTATTTGGAGCGTATTTGGAGCGTATCTATTGATTGACATGATTTAGTTATTTGTGGTATTTGTAGATAAATGTGGTCATTGCCAAGTACCCGAAAGGCATGGGGGAACATGGCATCTATCTGGTCTTTATTCCGTAAACAGACTGACGGCGACATTGCCCAATCAGTCCAGCTTGTTAATGACCCGACTCAAGTTCAATATCCTGAAGATAACTATACTAACTTTGCTAAATGGGGATATGGCAAGAACGAAATAGTCCATGCCTGTATCCGTGAACTTGCAAACGGTGTTGCATCGCCCCGATATTACGTCGGTGTCAAAGGTGTTGAAGGCGGCGTTGAGGAAATCGAGAACACTCCCCTTGCCAATCTAATTGAACGTCCCAATCATAATGACGATTGGTATTCCTTTATGGAAAAGATGGTCACGTTTCTACAGGTATCGGGAAACGTCTATGTTTTAAAAGAACGTGACCGTACTAATACAGTTATAAAGTTATGGCTATTACGACCCGACAGGGTAAGCGTTATCCCAGAGGACAGGGGATACAGCATTTACGTTTATGAGATTGATGGAAAGGAATATCGGTTACCCGCAGAGGACGTTTCCCATCTTGCGTTACCGAATCCGTCAGGAGACGTTTATGGAATGTCTCCGCTCCATGTTCTCGCCAGAACGATAAATCTGGATTTGAATATGGGCGATTTTGCCAAGATGTATTTTCAAAACTCTGGCGTTCCCTCTGGTCTTTTAAAAATAAAACGGCGTCTGACTTCCCAAGAGGAAGCAGACCGCATCCGTTCCCGCTGGCGTAGCACGTTTGGCGGGACTAATAATATGCACAAGGTCGCCGTATTAGACGATGACGCAGAGTATCAACAGATGGCGTCATCCCCGAAAGATATGGCATTGACCGAGTTACACTACATGACGGAATCCCGCATCTGTGCTGTGTTTGGTGTCCCGCCTATTTTAATCTCCGCAAATGTCGGACTTGCCAGAAGTACTTTTGCTAATTATCGGGAGGCTAGGTTCTCATTTCATAGTGAGACTCTTGAACCTTTGATTAAAAGAATCCTCCGCTTTATAAATCACTGCCTTGCATACGATTTCCCTGAACAGGGTGAGATATACGCAGACATGGCAGAGATGCGGGCATTCCTAGACGATAGCGACACGCAGAGCGCAAGGGCGACGGCGTTATTCCAAGCGGGAATTATTACGCTGAACGAGGCTAGAGAATTAGTGGGGGCTGACGCTATGGATGACGGTGCTATCCGTAGAGTGCCTATGAATATTATTGAAGAATCTGATGCGGCACAACTACCTCCTCCACCAGAACAACCCCAGTTGCCAGAGGGCGATATTGAAGAAACTGATTCAATGGATGTCAGTAAGGAAGATGATGGAGTGGCGACATTTCCCAGAGGTCGGGTTGCTCCAAGAGCGGGTAAGTTAAAACGAATCTTATTGGAAGATAGACAAAAACTTACAGAACGAATGGAACGGGATTTAAAGACATATTTCAGACGTATAAAAAACAGGGTCGACGGAACGTTAGGGAGATATATGGAACGTTCGTCTACTGACGTGACAAAGGGCTTTCCGTTTACATTCGCCAACCTAATACCTGACGATGCAGAAAATGATTTATCAACCATTCTTTTTAAGAACTATACAAGAATTACCCGTGCAACCTACGGACATATAAATAATTCGGGTATTGCGGGAGTGTTGGAATGGGCTGACAATCTTCCTTCTGTCGTAAGTGTTACAAGTCAAGCATCAGCAAGGGCAACGTTAATTCATAGTACGACCAAAAAAGCATTTCAGAAATCCATAGCAGTAGCACTGGAACGGGGCTATTCCATCGAGCAACTAGCGAGAGGGGTTCCCGCTGATAAATTTCCAGGGGTTCGCTCTGTAGCAAATGAAACAATTAACCGAGCGAGGCTTATTGCCAGAACAGAAGTAATGAGGACGCAGAATCTTTCCTCCTTATCGCATTATAAAGCGCAGGGTTTTGAGTATATGCGGGCTGATGATGTAGATGGTGGCGACGATGATAATTATATTCCAGATGGCGACCCCTATGGTCGCACCTGTGCGGAACGTCATGGTCAGGTTTATCTGGCAGAGGATGCGGCGTTAATAATGGACCATCCAAACGGGACGTTGAATTGGGAACCGATGCCAAGAAGTTATAAGCCAGAGGTAGCCGTATGATAATTCATAAAATTGGTGAGGTAGAAATTAAGAATGTGGATGCCGAGCAGGGTGTTGTTGAGGCATTCGTCAATACGATGGGAGTTAAGGATAAGGATGGGGATATTATCGAGCCGACAGCGTTTGATAAATCTATCGCTACCAATCTTCCGATTCCCGTACTGTCAGGACACGACCAGCATCAGATTGTTGGCAAGGTAATAGAAGCCGAACCAGTACAGACTGGTGAAAATGTTTACAGGTTATTCGCAACAATGCAGATGAACATGGATACTCAGGCTGGCAGGGAAGCCTTCTCAAATATCAAGGGCGAGTTTGTGCGGGAATGGTCGGTTGGTTTTAATCTTCCAGAGGGCGGGATAGTACAGGAAAACCGTGGACGGGATTCGACCCGACGTATTAGCGAACTTGATTGGGTAGAAACGAGTGCGGTTGTCAGGGGAGCGTCTCCAGAGACAGCGACCATATCTGCCAAACAGGAAAAGGCAAATCGTGCAATCGGTTCGCACTCTACAGAAACAACAAGCGGACAATGGAGTGGTTCTGTTAGCAGAGCGGGAATAACTAACGGAGCGGAAGGATTGAGAGCCGCTTATGCTTGGGTTAATCCAAAAGGTGACCCCAATGTCAAAGGTTCTTATAAATTTATCCATCACCATGTTGAGAATGGAACTGTGGGAGCCGCCAATATCAGGGCGTGTTCTGGTGCTATCGGGGTATTAAATGGTGGTAGAGGCGGGACAAGTATTCCCAGAGAGGATAGGGAAAAAGTTTACAAGCATCTTGCCAAGCATATAAAAGATGCTGGAAAAGAACCGCCAGAGTTAATAAGCAGTTCACGAGTCTGGTCAAGGGTACGAAATATTGAAATAGCGTATTGGAAAGAACTGGTCGATGATTTAAGTGAAGACGAGGCGACTGCTTTGCAAGTCGCCCTCTTAGAACAGGAGGAGGAAACTCCGACAGATGCGAACGATGAGACTACGGAAGATGCCGCCATTGAAGTTGACGATAACGCCGCTGATGACGTTGACGAAACTTTTGATGCCGACGCCGCAGGAACTGAATTACTCGCAAATGCCGAGAGGCAACTTGCTCTCCTTTCAGCATTAATAGAAAACAGTTTAGCAGTTGAGGAGGAATAGTTTTGGATACAAGAGAGATGAGAAAAGAAGCCAAAGCACTTTTGTTAAGGGCACAAGAAGTCCTTAAAGATGGCGACGTTGAGCAAGTCGATAGACTGCATGACGATGCCAAGGCAAAAATGGAATTGGCGACAAGGATTGAAAAGTCTGAGGAAAAGGTTAAGGCACTTTACGGTGATTTTAATCAACCTATGAATGAGGTTCCTATAGCGTCGAAAGATGTCGAGAAATATAACCCTGATGACACAACCAAAAGAACTAAGGCTGATTATAAGCCTCAGACTTGGGTTAAAGGGTTACCCGCAATGGCTCAGCCTATGTGGGTGCAGGAACAGATGGGGGATAACGTCAAAGACTATGCTAGATTCCAGAGGGATACTTTCCTTAAATGGATGAAAGCACCGTCTGAAGTTGCCTTTCAAATGTCTGCGACTCCTGACGAAAAAAAAGCCATGCAAGAAGATACCGACGCGGAAGGCGGATTTTTTGTCCCTGAAGAATTTGTAAACCAAGTGGTGCATGACCCTGGAGTTCCTGGTGGACGATTGCGCCCATACTGTAACGTTATCCGTGTTGCCAGCAAGGATGGATATATTCCCTCTCTTGCTTCCGCAACATGGGCGGCAATCGCTGAGGAAGCCGCTTATAGCGACCAGACTCCGACAGTTGGGCAAATAGCTTTTAGCCTTGAAAAGTCTGGAGGATTAGTAAAGGTGACAAGGGAATTGTTGGAGGATTCGGCGATTAACTTGCCCGCCATGCTGTCGCAGATATTCCAAGAGGCGGCTGGTAGATTTGAAGACGTAGGAATAATCAGCGGAAACGGCACGACTCAATATGCTGGGATAATGGGTGCCAGTCCTGACGATTACACGATGGCAAATGCCACCTCTGTGGTAGCCGCCGACCTGACGGGAATTTATTTCACCCTTGAGGAACAGTTCCGTTCTAACGCTAGCTGGATTATGAAGTCGGCTATTGCGTCACTCATTACGAGTATCGCATCAACAGCGGCAGGCGTTCACGCCATTTCCAACCTGACAGATGCTCCAGCAGATTTCATACTGGGGCGACCCAACGTGATGAGCGACACGGCTAACGGTCTTGGTGCAACCATCACGGCTACTGAGCGGATTGCCTTATTCGGCGACCTCAAGCAGTATGTAATTTTTGATAGAGCAGGGTTCTCTATAAGACGCAATGATTCTTTGTACCAAGAAAATGACCAGATAGGATTTTTTGCGAGCAGAAGGGGCGACGGTCAATTAACTCTTGCCTCCGCTTTCAAGATGTGTCGAGCCGCCGCAAGCTAGGCGACTGGCTAGATAGATAAGTGAGTTGGGGGAGGTCTTGCGAGCCTCCCCCGATTCTTGGGAGATTGTTATGGTTAAAGTTAAATGTGTTAGAGGATTTACACTCAAAAACATAAAATATGTTAAGGGCGATGAGTACAACATTCCCGCGGTGGACGCGAAGGACTATGCTGAATATTTTGAGAAGATGAAAGCAAAGCCTAAGAATAAAGCAAAGGCAACAGAGGAGAATAAATAATGGCGACCCGCCACTCCTATGCCACGATTGATGAACTGCGGGACTATCTTGCAGGGACGGGCTATTCATCTGGATGGACAAGTGATACTGATATTATCCGACGGATTGTCGAGTCTGCGTCACGGCGTATAGATAATTATGTTGGGATGCAGTCTTTTGGTCCTCGTACCGAAACCCATTACTTTGATATTGGCTCTGGTACGTTGAGAGATACTCCACAAGTTTTAACGCCGTCTAAAAATACCGTTAATATCGGGGTATCAGACTTCTATTTAGCGGCAATCCCTCTAGATTCGTGGTTAGTATCTGTTACTTCTGTTACGTCGTACAAACAGACGGACAGGAGTGCCTCTGAGACATTAACAGAGGGATATAATAATGATTACTGGTTAGAGCCGTACAACACGACTCCCAAGACCAGATTAAAACTGAACGAGGACTCCGATAAGAGCTTTCATGCGGGTCAGCAAACGCTGGCAGTTGCGGCAACATGGGGTTATGCAAATGACACGACCCCAGAGAAAACAACAACGGGAACAATTGCGACAACTACAGAAACCGCTTTCGGCGTTAACGATGCGTCGGATTTAAGCGTTGCCCATACGATTCTTGTAGGTTCGGAGCAGATGTATATTACGGGAATATCCTCTAATACTCTTACGGTTGAAAGAGGAGTTAACGGAACAACTGCCACAACTCATAGTGCGGCAACATCTGTTTACACTTATGAATATAACCCGATAGTTGTTCAAGCGGCTCTCGATTTAGGAAAGGTATTCTTTCGTGATAGAGATATGGGCAACACACTAACGATTGGAAGTGGCTCAGAGGGCGTTACACGGTCGGATGCAGATGCGTCGAGTGTTTTATCTACTCTTGACGAGTTCCGCTCTGTAACGGCTTACAGCGAGGTCTATTTCTAATGCCTCCCCCATCAGTAAGAGTACATTCAGATGGTCCGTTGTTTATTGACCCTGTTGGAAGTTTGCAATCAGCGGCAGATAGGGCGTTAATTGATATCGCCGTAATGGGAGCAAATAGAGTAAAGAAGCAACTATATCCAGGGCATGGTCGGATTACGGCAAACCTCCGCAATCATGTCGGCGGTGGTCTTGTTAAATCTCTCCACGCCCAGATTGATGCGGGTGAATTGCGTTATGGCAGAAATCTTGTTTATGCTGGTTGGGTGGAAGGCATTTCATCCCTTAATAAGCGGAGTGTTTTCAAGGGCTATGGAATGTTTAAGAATGTTTCGGATTGGCTAAAGCGGGGCAGTCCAGAAATTGATAAATTATTTGAAGAGGCTTTGCATGAGGAATTTGAATGAGTAGGTCAGGGGCGTTGGATAGAATTGATGTACTTTTATCGGGCGTTAGTGACCCGACATTTACCGCTGTTTTAAGGGGCGAGCCTTTATCAATCAGCGGAACTCCCATGTGTGCGTTCTGGATTACAAACCGCTCTACGATATTTGAAACATTATCGACGGTATCGACAACAACAGCTTTTATCATTCGGTCTTATTTCAGGATGCAAGTTTCCAGAGATGTTCGGGAATCTGTGGAACTTGATTTATGGGACGCTTGTGTAAATATCGAAACGGCACTCAGGGGAGATGCCCAACTTGACGGAAATGCCAGCGATTCAAATGTTGGAACAATGGCAACGGGTTATACAGATATTGGCGGTACAGCATATAGAACTCTTGACGTTCCTTTTAATGTCGAGATTCTTGGCGAGATACCGATTGCTCCGTAGGAGGAAGCGATGGCAATTCAATCAGGTTTAAATGTTAGATTCTATGTTGAGGGCAATGATTTAAGTGGCGACGCAAATGCTCTGGATGGAATCGGCTACTCTCAAGAAACTTTCGACACAACGGTTCTAAATCAATCTGCTACATCGAGATTGGCGGGGCGTGTTGATGGGGCTGTTTCTGCCACGGCTTTTTTTGACCCCGCATCGACACATATCCATGCAGTTGCTACAGCCAACAGTGGAAAACTTCCAACTGTAGACCAAGACATTATGATTCCATTGGGAGCATCTATTGGAGATGAGGCGGTCTGCTTTATTGCTAAAGAATCGGATTACACCGTATCGGGTGCAAGTGGTTCTCCCATCTCTGTTAGCCTCTCTTATGTAATTAACGATGTTGCTCCCGAATTTGGAAAAATGCTAACCGCTCATGACGACACTCATTCAAGTGCGTCGAGCAATGCGTCCGTAGATAATTCAGCATCAAGTGCAAGCGGTGGAAGTGCATATCTCCAGATGTTCTCCCTTGCTAGTGGAACGGCTACGGTGAAGATTGAGGACTCTGCAAATAATTCAAGTTGGGCAGACTTAACAGGTGGGGGATTTACAGCGGCAACTGGAGTAACCGCAGAACGTATTACGTTTACAGGAACAGTAAGAAGATATGTTCGTGTAACAACAACGGGAACATTTAGTAATGCCAAGTTTGCTTGTGCAATAGTTAGAGCATAAATTCTAAGGAGGAATTTTTATGGCTATACAAACAGGAATAGGGGATTATCTTGCCCTTGATGATAGTGGGGGAAATGCAAGGGATATTACTGATGACGTAACAAATTACGATGTTGCAATAGCCCAAAACACCCTTGATATCACCACAATTGGAAAGTCGGCAATAGCAAAGCTGATTGCCCTTAATGATTTAACGGTGACCATATCAGGAGCATTTGATGCGGCGGCAAATAAGCAACACGCAGTTATGGGAACACGCAGTGGAACCAGAACTTTTGACCTGAGAATTGGGGGGAATACATCGAGCAATCCCCGCTTACAGGCTGAGATGTTAATAACTGATTATTCGTTTTCAAGAGGCACGGACGGGAGTCTGACATACTCTTGCGGCTTGGCTCTTCAGAGCGGTACAACGCCAACGTTTGACACGGTTCCATAATGGTAACAACAAAGAGAAAATCGTTTGTCATAGACAGGCGGGAAGCGTTATTAGTTTTTCCTGAGTCCAGTGATTATCACGGTGCTGAGATTCGCACAAAGCTGGACGTTGACGTTAGGACATTTCTGGAGTTGCAGACGATAACAGATAATGCCTCTCCAGAGGATTTGCGGGTAGCGTTTACGCTTTTCGGCGATGTCATTATTAAGGAATGGAACTTAGAAGATGACGATGGTCATGCCGTACCAGCATCAGGGGATGGACTTCTAACATTACCGCCAGCGTTTTGTATTGCCCTGATTGGGGCATGGGCTGAACAGGCTGGAACAGCGGGAAAAGCCTAGAGACGAACATACTCCGATGGAAAGCTGTCGGAGGAGGTTCAGACCGTGAAGGTAACTTAATTGAGAAGCCGACAGAGTTGGCTCTGGCAGAGTTAATTGATGCAGTCTGTGAGAGATATGGGAAACTACCATCTGAGGTATATGCCGAGGATGTTAGTTTGTTGAGGATGTTGGATGTTGTAAATAAAGGGAAAGTTGATGGCTAATACCGTTACAATTGAGGTTGATGCTAATACGTCCAAAGCCGAAAAGGATTTAGGCGGTCTCAGCGGCAAAATGAAGAAACTTGCCGCTCCTGTAGCGGTAGCGTCAGCGGCAACAACTGCCTTTGCTATGGCGGCAGTTAAACTCGGAGATGAGTTCAAGGAAGCAGAGAACACAATTGCGGCTGGTACTGGTGCAACGGGTGAAGCCCTTGAAGCCCTAACATCCGACTTTGAAAGTGTCTTTGCGAACGTCCCACAAGATGCTCAAGCAGTAGCGTCTGCGATAGCCGACCTTAATACAGAACTCGCCCTTGAGGGTGAAGAATTACAGAACGCATCAAAAGCCTTTTTAGATATCTCCCGTGTTATGGGTGAAGATGCCCAGCCGATGATTAAAGCCGTATCTGATTCTATGGTTGCCTTTGGCGTTCCAGCCTCAGAGGTAGAGTCTCAACTCGATAAGCTCACAACAGCATCCCAAGCTGTTGGCGTTCCGATGACCTCTCTAGCCGAAAGCGTTGTCAAATTTGGTCCTCAATTAAAAGAAATGGGATTATCCCTTGATGAGTCCACTGCATTATTTGCGAACATGGAAGCGGCAGGACTAGATACTGGCAAGATGATGCCCGGATTAAACACGGCGATAAAAAAGATGACAAAGGAAGGCGTTACAGACCTTTCTGCAGGACTAGGCGATTTAATCGACAGCATTAAAAACGCTGGTTCTGAAACCGAGGCGATGGGACTTGCCACGGATGCTTTCGGGGCGGGAGCGGGTATTAGATTCAAAGACGCAATCCAATCTGGAGCGTTTGAGTTTGGAGATTTACTTAGTGCGATGGAAGATTCCGAAGGAAAGGTTGACGCACTTGGAGAATCAACTTTAACAACCGCCGATAAGATGGACATTATGAAGAATAAGGTCAAGGGGGCATTGGCTCCAATCGGAGGAATGGCGTCCTCGATTGGACCGTTGATAATTGCAATACCCGCAATGACAACAGCAGTATCTGGAATGACTGCAGCAATGGGAGCGTTGAATCTATCAATGGGACCAGTTCTTTTAGTTGTTCTTGGAATAGCGGCGGCGATAGCGGCGATAATCATTGTTTGGAAGAACTGGGACACGATTGTTGAAGGTACAATGGCAATCTGGGAAACCTTAAAGAAGACGTTTGATTCTAAATGGGGTTGGTTGCTTCCAGGAGGAGCCTTAATTAAGGCAATTTTAATGATTAAAGATAACTGGGATGCTATCTGGAATGGCATGAGTGGAGTTGTTGAGGGTGCTGTTAGCGGAGTAAGAGGACCAATTAACGCTCTAATCGCTTTAATCAATGGAATTATTGAAGGGCTAAATAATATCAGCGTTGATATACCGTCGTGGGTTCCCAAGTTTGGCGGTAAATCGTTCGGCTTTGACATTGCACCGATAAAAGAATTGGCAGAGGGTGGGATTGTTAAATCCCCAACCCTTGCAATGGTAGGAGAATCGGGACCAGAGGCTGTTGTGCCTCTTGGTAGAAACGGCGGGATGCAACCCGTTATAAATATTTATATTCAAGGTGATACATACGGATTTGCTGATTTTGAGGACAAGGTTGCCGAGGCAGTTAGAGATGGGACACGGAGAGGCGGCTTTGAAGGAGTATTAGGAATTGCATAATGGCTAATGAATTTAAACATGACTCGGTTGGGCCATCATTAACAGAGGCAGAATGGATTGGCATAGGTACGCATGTATTGGACAGTCAGGCAACTGGAGATATTATTTATGCAAGTTCTGCGAGTCAGTTACGGCGTCTTGCTGTCGGGTCAAACACCAATGTCCTGACTCTTGCTGGTGGTGTTCCAACATGGGCAGTAGTAGTTGCTCCCGCTGGGACGTTAACTGGTTCCACATTAGCATCTGGGGTTACAGCATCAAGTCTAACAAGTGTTGGTACGCTAACTGACCTGACCGTTAGCGGAACAAGTACCACGATTGGAACTGTAACTAGCGGAATATGGAACGCTGGAGCGGTCACAAGTTCTGGTGCTGTTACTGGAACCTCACTAGATGTAAACGGTAATGCTGATATCTCTGGAGATTTAACTTTGTCTGCGGGTGCGGACGGTGCATTAAGTTTTAGTGTAGCCAGTTCAATAAAGATACTGGATAATTCCGCAACGTCATTAGTTATAGAGGAAGCCAATAATGCTTACCTGACATTTGTCACTACTGATAACGCAGAAAAGATTACAACTAATGTACCCATCGAGGTACTGTTTGATTCATCGCCCGCAGATTTAACATCATCGGGTATAACCGCAACCTTTACAGCGGGAGAAGCGTTAGAGCGTGGAGAGGTAGTCTATTTTAAAGCCTCTGATTCAAAAATGTGGAAAGCAGTTGCCACTGCATCAGCAACTTCCAGATGCGTTGCAATGGCGGCAAATGATATAGCCGCTGATGCCGCTGGCTTATTCTTATTACAGGGATTTTTACAAGATACAGGAACCTTCCCGTCCTATACGGTTAGCGGTTTGCTGTATACGCCAGAGGCAGAAACAACTTCCCAGAATGTACCTGAACAAACCGCACCTGATACTGACGGGGATTTTATCCAGATTATCGGATGGGCTGTTACCGCAGACATTGTTTACTTCAAGCCTGACAGCACCGTCATTGAGCATGCCTAGTTATGGCAAATGAAGTAGAAGCAGTCAATATTATTGCTATAGCTGATATTGAGAAGATTAACGGCTTTACGGATGATAATATTGAAAAGATAAACGCCCTTGAATTTTCGGGAACACATACGAATTGGCTTGGCAGTAAGGGTTTTACATTCGGGGGCTATTCTGGCGGGGCAACACAAGCTCAAATCGACACATGGAATATCACGTCATATGGGTCAGTCGCTGATTTCGGTGACCTTGGGCAGGGGCGGCAGACTATATCGGGATTTTCCGATAAAACAACAGTCGGAACATTTGGCGGGTATTCCGATTCAGAATCCTATTCCGATAATATTGATTATATTACTGCCGCCTCCTATGCCCAAGCCACGGAATCAGGTGTAGTTGGCGTTAGGGGGGTAATGGTTGTTACAAATGGAACAAGGGCAGTCAGGGCGGGCAGTGGTAGTGCGGCGACGGCGATGCTCACAGATTCAGAATATGTGACAATCGCAAGCAAGAACGCTGGTGCAGATACGGGATTTGATATTATTTCTCCAGGTGCAAGGGCGGGAGGATGTATAAGTAATCAAACTTACGGAGTACTGCAGGAAGGATATGATTACGCATCCTCGGCATACCTTTCTGAGCTACAAAGATTCAGTATTACAGCATCAAGTGGAACGTCTAGTTCGTTTGGCAATTCTGCCGCTGACGCATATGGGGTTGGTGGATGTGAGGATGGGACGAGAGGTTTGCTGATGGGTGGAAATACTAGCGGCGGTAATATTACTATGATTCAAACTGTCGATATTGGGGGGTCTGGCGGGGCGGCAGATAGTACTGAAGATTTGTATGCCGCTGGGAGCTTTGGGGCTGGAGTCTCTGATGGAACCTATGGTCAATGGGTCAGTTCTTCTGGTAACGCTAACGGGATACAACAGGTAACGATTCAGTCTCTCGGAACGGCTTCAGACCCAGGTGATGTGACTACAAACCTATCGGGAAGGTATTTTTGTGGAGGTGCGAGTGGAACATAATGAGCTTGTAAATATTGAACAGTCCCTGAATGGCATGGTGAGCCACCTACCTACCATGACTCCTGAGAAGATAGCCGTCATTTACGGTAAGAAAATGGATGAAGTGGACAGGGTTAATAAAACCCTTGGAAGGTCTCAAACACAACATACCAACCAACTGCTTACACTGAACATGCTTGGGCTTAGCCCATATCGGGTTATGCGCCAGTGCCTAGCCCAGATTGAAAAGAAACGCAGGGCGATTGAAGATATATATTTTAAGAACGCTAAGTTGGAGCTACGAATTGAGGCGTGGGAAGCAAAGGGCGATAAGCTGTCACGCATCCGTATACAGGAAGCACGGTTCAAGGCAGAACGATTCAAAATGTATATCGACGGTGCATTGAAGGAGATTGGGATTTTTCAGGATGCGATGGAAGACGTAAGAGTCGCAAACAATATCCCTAAAAACTGGGACGAAAAAGATGTGGAGGAGGCAGAATCGACACACCATCTTCATCAGGCACTCCGTCAGGCTCATAGAGATGTAATGGTTTCGGGTCGTGTCTCACAGGGAAATGCGGAGTGGCTAGAGCAAGCAGGGTGCCACTTGTCTACTGTCACTGTGATGATTCAACGGTATATCGCAACGTGTAATCGGATGATAGAAGAGGGGAATCATCCAAACATCGAACACTTCTATGAATGGCTCGATAAGATGGTTGACACGTTCAAGAACGAATACCAAATGGTGATGCGACGTACAGGGCTGAGTACTATTATCCGTGATGAATATCTATATCTAGAGGAAGGGAACGATGGCAGTAATTAGATACCCACTGGTTGATAGAACAACTCCGTCATACATTACTGATGGTGGTTATTTTCTAAATGATTCTGACGGCACCCTAATTGGAATTGGTTCTGGTGGTGGAACTGAATTGAGTAAGTCTGAGCTGATAACATATGTGCTGGCACTGCATGGTTCAGTCCCGTTCGTAAAAAATCTTGGGCACGTAGAGACAAGGGGAGATATGACTGATGCAGAAGTTACCACTATGGTAACGACATGGTGTGATGATAGAGGAGTGAGTTAATGGAAAATCAAATAACAGAGGCAGATTTAGAAATGCTTTGTAAGGAAAACCCTCTTGCTAATGAGCAATTAAGGAGAATCGTTGCAGAGCGTCAACGGACTGAGTTGTTGGCGGAGATTGAAAAGTTAAAAGAGGACGACGGAGATGGCGACAGCGACTTATAACTTATTAGTCGATTGGAATAACGACGGCGATTATGACGACACTTATGATGATATAACGTCCGACGTCCTTTCGATGTCTTGGAAACGGGGCAGGGACTATGCGTCCCAGCTTACTGGTAATTCCTCTGCGGGCAAATTAGAAGCGGTTTTAATTAACACCGATGGGAAATATTCCCCCTCCAATGCGTCGAGTGTTTTGACGGGAAGTATCCTCCCAGCCCGAAAGATAAAACTAGAGGCGGGAACTGGCGCATTTCCATACACATTTCCCTTTATATTTAATCAAACAATGTTCACTGGATTTCTTGACAGAATTGTTCCGTCACCATCAACTAAAGAATTAAAAACCTGTACATTGACGGCTTTTGGGGCGTTGGGATATCTGAACGATTTTAGTCCGAGCTTAACGACTCAAACTGATATACGGAGCGACCAAGCAATCGGAGCCATTTTAGATGATGTAGGCTGGGCAACGGCTGACAGGGACTTTGCAACAGGGCAAAGTACCCTCAAGCGGTTTTGGGTTGACGGAAAGAAAACAATTCAATCTATGCGGATTGTCGAAGAGGTTGAGGATGGATTTATCAAGGAAATGCGGGATGGGAAGATAGGATTTGAATCACGGCTAACCCGTTTACAGTCTCCGTATATTACCTCTCAAGCAACGTTCAGCGACGCATCTGGAGCGGCACTGGGTTATATAACTATTACGCAAAAAGACCCGCTGGATACGATTACAAACCACTTGGAGGCAACGACAAGAGGTTATGCGGAGGCTTCTGTCGCAGTCTTATGGACCCATCCAGAAACAGGGGCAGATTCTCCGACGTTAACTCCGTCACAATCAAAAACATTCGAGGCAATGTACCCAAATTCATCTGCGGCTAATAATGCGGCTGAAGTCGGGACCTGGACAACCCCTGCGTCGGGTACGGATTATATAGCGAATACAGCATCCGATGGCTCTGGCACTAACCGCACTTCTAGCATAACCGTTACCCAGACCAAGACCGCTGAAAGAATGATTATGACATTTACCAATGGTCATGCTACTGACACGGTTTACCTAACGACAATACAGGCAAGGGGTACTGCAATTACCACCAGTAATGACGTATTGGTCAGGGCGATTGATACAGATAGTCAAAGTATTTACGGGGAGCGGAAATATAAAGCCAAAACCCAATTCTTGCCATCGTCAACAGAGGCACAAGATTGGTGCGATTACCAGTTATCTGTTTATTCATCTCCCATTGAGGTTCTTTCAATGACATGTATCGCTAATATATCGGATGCAATGTTAGCGGAAGTTCTGGCACGGGATATATCTGACCGAGTTACCGTTGTGGCTACTAACGATGCGAACTTAGGTATTAACGCAGATTTTTTTATTGAAAGTGAATCGCACAGTGTAGACCCGCATGGAACTCATACTGTTACATGGGCATTATCCCCTGCGTCGGGTGGCTATTCTAGATTTTGGGTACTTGGAACAGGTGTTCTGGGCACTAGCACAGTTCCAGCATATTAGGAGATTACAATGGCGTGGACCGCACCGATAACATGGAATCCGTCGATGGTAACGGCGGCGATATTAAACGCTCAGATTAAAGATAATCTGACTTTTCTATCAACGCATACTCATACGGGAACCGCTGGGAATGGGGCATCTACATTGGTGGTTACAAGTATAACTAATCAAGGTCCTCTTACCTTTGCTGATGCTGAAGCCAATCCATCTTCAGCGGGACAGATTCAACGTAATGGAAATGAACTAAGGGTTTATACAAATAAAGTTGTTGAGTTAACGGCAGATGCGGCGGCGGGAACTCCGTCGCCTCGTAGTCTGGGAACAGGGGCAACGCAAGCGGCAGCGGGGAATCATACACACTCATGACTATGAACGGCGACGCACAGGCAAATATTCTTGCACATCTTAGAACCAGTGTTTTTAATATAGAGGACGCACAGATTGACTATAACCTCGGAGAGTTCTTAGAACTTGGAGCAACTGAAAAGGGGGATTTAGAAATCAGGGTTAATATTGATGGAGTAGTGTATTCAGATTTAGTCACCAAGTGGAGTAATCACAAAGATGGTTGTTCCGACTGTACGGGATGGAGTTTGTAATGGCATGGACAGCACCCAGAACATGGGTAACCGATGAAATAATTACGGCGGCTTTATTAAATGCCCAAGTTAGAGATAACCTCTTGGTATTATCCACTCATGCGCATAGTGGGGCGGCTGGTATGGGAGCCAGCACGTTGTCAGGGATTACCTTTACAGCAGTTAACTCGATGGTATTTGCGGACCAATCGGGAAGTCCATCAGTTAATGGAAGGATTCAAAGAAATGGAACAGAGTTAGAATATTATGATGGCACGACAGCGCAGAATTTAACTCAGGCTGACGGGACTGCTGGAACGGCAATGTTAAGGAGTCTCGGCACGTCAGGGACAACTGCCGCCGCTGGCAACCATCAACATGAAGTTCAATTTACAACTGACGGAACCGAATACACAAATACTGGACAGACAGCGGCATGGGAAGGCGGGGAAACAAGCACAAAAAGTATAGGGTCTCAAGCGGTAACACCAGCCGCCGCCGCCTCAGTTGTAGCTTTTATTAGTGCTGGTCATTTTATGAAATACTTCACATCGGTGGCATCGGCTGGACGGGAAGGGGTTACAGCCACAAGCCAGACCGTAGTGATAACCGCTGGTGGCAGTACAATAAAAACCGTTACAGGAATCTCTACCGCTTACGGTAGCAATCAGGTGGCGGTTTATGATTTTCCATCTGGAGCCGCTGTTACGTTTGCGGT